TAGCCAAGACCAATTATGGTCCTGTGGTTTTAGGAGTCCACCACATGGGTATGTCAGGGATGAACGCTGGAGCTTGCACTCCTGTGTCTCTAGAAATGCTTGAAGAAGTGTATGCCCATTTTGGGACTATAGTCATAGACGGACCTGTTCCGTTATCGGCTCCTAGTGTCCCAGTTACCATGGGACCTTTGCACCCTAAGAGTATATTAAGGTATATGGAGAGTGGAGATTTGCATTGTTATGGGTCTATAAATGCCCCACGTAGGAACGGAAAGTCGGATGTCCAGGATAACTTACTGCGCCCCCACTTAGAATCTCTCGGTTGGTCTACTGAATACATGCCCCCCATCCTTAACGGGTGGGAAATCAAGCATAATGCAGTGGCCAACATGAAGAATTCCGAATGCGGCATTCCGACAGATTTATTGAAAGAAGCAGCGGAAATATTTGCTGGTGAGATTTTCAAAGGGTTGACCGACGAACAAGTCGCATCGTTAGGCACCGTCGATTGGGACGTGGCTATTAATGGTGTTAACGGTATACCTTTTATGGACCGAATCAATGCTAGTACTTCTGCGGGACACCCTTATAATACTTCTAAGAAGAAGTTTATAACCATAGTCCCCCAAGATGATAATACCGAGAAAATCGAGTTCACTCCTGAAATTCAGGATAGAGCTCAAGATTGTTGGGACCAACTTGGAGCTGGAATTCGCTACAAACCAATATGCACGATGGTGTTTAAGGACGAGCCTCGTAAGGCCAAAAAGATTGCCGAAAAGAAAACTCGAGGCATAATGGTCTTACCCGTAGAATATATTCTATGTATGAGACGCTTGTTTTTACCATTGGTTCGCTTGTTTTACACTAATCATACCCTCTTTGAAGCGTTGCCAGGTATGGCTGCCAATACAAAAGAGTGGGATGAACTAGCTAGAAAGCTGGAAGCTTTTTCAAAGCGTCTCCAAGACGGTGATTATACCGACTTTCAAGGGACTACAAAGGCTCCAGTTATTCTCAACGCATTCCAAGTCCTCTATTATATTATGGACTGGAGTTGTATGTATGAGGATGAAGATCTGGTTAGAGTTAAAACGATGGCGGCTGACTTAGCCTTCCCCATGATCAACTTGTTTGGTGAATTGGTTCAACTATTTGGTATCCAAGCTTCTGGGCATGCATTAACTACTATCATAAACTGCGTAGGTAATAGCCTGTATCACAGGTGTGCTTACAAAGCTTTGAACCCGAAACATGAAATGCTTACTTTTAGGGAAAATGTGCTACTATATACTTATGGGGATGACAGTGAAAAGGCTGTCAAACCAGAGGCGGATTGGTATTCACATAATGCTATTTCTAAGTATCTGACCGATAGGGGTGTACCCTATACGGACGCGGATAAGAAATTAATCGCAGAGGACTATAAATCATTAGAAGAGACTAACGTGTTGAAGCGTAAGTTTAGATATGAGCCAGAATTGGATCAGTATCTTGGCCCGCTAGACATGGAGTCTATCATGAAAATGACTATGGTGAACGTGAAGAGTAAGACATTAGACGCCGCCGCACAATGTGTGGCAACCGTAACCAGTGCAGGATCTGAGCTAGCCCTGCACGGCCGTGAGGTCTATGATAGCAAGATGGCTGATCTTAAATCGGCACTCATCGCAGCTAATATCCCAGAATACTGGGAAGAAGCTGAATTATTCAAATCCTGGGATGAGCAGGTCGCTTCTTATGAGGAGCGTAGTAAGGGTCGATCATTCTTTTGATCTGGCCCACCCGGGTGTTTTGCCTAACATCCTCATAAACCGAAATAGGCTCTACCCAACTAGTTACTGCTTGGTCGATAGACACAAAGACCAAGAGTGTGGAGTTGGATGACTTCTGCTAGGGCGATCCCCGAAATCTCACCATGATGCTTGCTGAAGGGCTAGTGTGTCACAAGTGGTGGCAAGGAATGAGTCTTCCTACCACCGAGAAAATGACTTGCACAACAAACTTATGAATTTCAATCTGCTGTGGTTAACCCCACGGCCAACATTAACTCAGCCGTTACGATGGCTACAAACGTAGAGTTCGCGGATGAAGACCGCGGACTTATCTACGATGAGAGAAACGATCACGTTCTTAATGATAGACCCGTGAGCAATACCTCTTTATCTGATTTCCTTTCTCGGCCAGTACGTGTATTTACAGGTACTTGGTCCGAAACAACTGCTGCTAGTTCTTGGCAAAATCTCAATGTTTGGAATCTGTTTTTTAATAATCAGTACATTAAGTATAAGATTAATAATTACGCTTTCCTACGTTGTAAATTACATGTCAAGATCACCGTTAATGCTTCTCCTTTTTACTACGGAGCCATGCTAGCTTCCTACTCTCCTTTGGATCAGTGGGACGCGAGAAATGTCGGGAATGTTACGACCGAACCAATCGTTCGATCACAACGTCCACACGTGTGGATTTTCCCACAGAATGGCACTGGAGGTGAATTGGAGCTTCCTTTTCTGTCTCCACGAGATTGGCTGCGCGTGAGCGTTGCAGCTGATTTCACTAAGATGGGAACACTCAACCTTTTCATTGTCGATCAATTAGATAATGCGATTGGTGTTGGTGGTGATGCCACCACTGGGGTTTCCGTCCAAGTGTTCGCATGGGCGACAGATGTAGAGGTTAGTGGCGCTACTACACCTCTAGCTCTGCAATCTGGCAGAGTAAAAGATGAATATGGGAAAGGCCCCATTTCAGCTCCCGCTAGTGCGGTGGCGAATATAGCCGGTAAGCTTGAGAAAGCTCCAGTCATCGGACCGTTAGCAACTGCGACACGGGTCGGTGCGAAAGCTGTCTCTGACATAGCTTCCCTTTTCGGCTTCTCCACTGTTCCGAACATCGATGCTGTAGATGGCCTCGCTCCACGAGCGTTTCCTCATATGGCTAACGTTGGTATACCCTACCCACGAGAGAAACTATCTTTGGATCCCAAGAATGAAATTTCTGTTAATCCCCAAGACGTAGGAGACCATAGTGAAGACAATCTAAATATTGCTGAATTAGCTGGTAGAGAATCTTACATGTCTACGTTTCAGTGGCTTACCACCGATGGTGTTGATACTACTCTGTACAGCACTCGCGTGACACCCATGATGTTTTCCAATGCTGCTGTTGCAGGAGGAACTGTGGCCGCTGTAGCCCCTATGGGGTGGGTGGCTGCTATGTTCCGATACTGGCGAGGTGATATTATATTCCGTTTCAGAATTATCGCATCTCAATACCATAAGGGTCGTCTACGTATTAGTTGGGATCCAACTGGGTTGGCTGGGGACAATATGGCCACCAACCCTAATACGATACCACTCATCCAGACTAAGATTGTGGATATCGGCAAGTCTTCCGATATAGAAATTCGGATTCCTTACCAACAAGCCACTCAGTGGTTAGCCGTCAAAGCTGCTTATGAGGATGCTCCCTTTACTTCCGGTAATAGACCTTGGGTCAATGGCCCAGCGTATGACTATCGTCCCGGAAACGATAATGGATATCTTCAGGTGCGTGTGGCTAATGTGTTGTCTTCTCCTAACGAGAAGCCCACAGCTGCCAATGGCGTTCGTATTTTGGTGTCGGTTAGGGCTGCAGACAATATAGAGTTTGCGAACCCTGACTTACCCGAAACTAACGGGTACTATTTCGCGCCTCAGAGTGGCCTTTTCGACGAACTTGAGATGGGAGAGCAAACTGCGCCTCGAGCCACAGGATTATTATATACTGGGGAGGAGGTAAAGTCTATTCGCACTTTGTTGCAGCGTATGTCCCTTGTGGACATCATTGAGAGTCAAGGGACAAATATCCCTGATCCCACTGTTGCAAATGCGACTCATGCCATCTACCAGGCCACGTTTACGGCCATTCCAGAGCTACCTGGATATGATCCGTTTGGCAAGGATTCTGCTAGAAATCAAGCTAATAGCACTAATGTTGACTATAATTTCAGCATGCATACTAATTTGGCTTGGATCTATCCTGCCTTCGTTGGATGGCGAGGGTCGATCAATTATACCTTCAATGGTAATCTAGACGGAAAGGCTCTTACCTCTATGCGAGTAGTTAGAGGTAATTTTGGCAATGTTGGCCAAGAACTGTGGTACACTACTACAGAAACTGCTCGATCCAAGGTGCGTTCGTTTTATAAGAACGTGATGAATAGCGGCAATGCCGGTAGCGCCTTGTGCAACCAAATGACCAATGCAGGACTTAGTGTCTCTGCACCGTGGTACAGACCCGTAAAGTTCGCATTATGCGATCCTAACGTGTTGGATTACACTGATAAGGATGATTTCACAGGAGATACTAATCTCCGTCTTGAAATAGCATTCCCTCCAAAGTCTGATTCTAATTCGAATCGAACTTTTGTTATCCATCGCTACGTGTCTGTTGGTCCAGATTTTAACCCGGTATTCTTCGTGAATGTACCCCCCGTGTATTATTATGCCACAGACCCCCCCATACCATCTTAAATGGATGGGGAACAATTCCTAGTGTTCGGTGCTGGGTCCTCAAATTTGAGAAGGAGATTTTATCTCGATGTCATATCCGGTTCGGATTGACAGAGCCGGAACCTTTCTATGGCAGTCTTCGTTACAAGACCGAAAATTGC